AGCACATTGTGTGGTCTAACAATGTTGTATCTCAAACCAAACTGATCATGCGCTTGTTTGATGTCTTGCTCCACTGTATATTTTGCAATGCCGTATGGATCAACAGGAGCAGGTGTCATGCTTTCTGTGAATGGTGCTGGTTGGCCACCATACACCGCCATGGATGATGTAAAAATCAGCTTTGCATCACGCTTGATGCACTCATTGATTACATTCACAGAAGCAATCACATTGTTTTCGTAATTGAATTTGCGAATAAATGGAGACAATCCTTCAGCAGCATATGCAGCAAAGTGATATACAACATCTGGATTATACAAATTAAAGTAGTGTTCTACTTTGTCAGCATCCACAAGATCAACGCAAGAATATCTGACATTTTCAGGGATGAATTCTGTATATCCACCAAAAAAATTGTCTAAACCACATACATGATATTCTTTTTCATGCATACAGTTCTGCATGAAGTTAGCAAAGTTTGATCCAATCAGACCACCTACACCTGTAATCAGAATTCTCATAATGAATTGTTGAAAGCTTGCCAATCTGTAAAAGGAGAAAGCTGAAATGCATTCATATGAGTTGTACAGCCTGGCATGGGTGTATATAATCTTATTTCAGAATTTATCAAGTGCCTAAAAAATGCTCTATCCTCAAGCAAGTATTGTTTGGCAATCTGCACCATTTTTTTGCCCCATTCACCACCTTTTGTTGCCCAAGTGCATGTGGTACTTTCTGCAGTTCTCCAATGACAAGTGGAACCTAATGCAATTGATTCTTGCTGAAATGTTGCATCATCTGTCCGTGTATATCGATCTGTATGATCATAACCAGTTACAAGCTTAAAACGTTCAATGCCGTCTTGCAACATGCTTAAACTATGAGGCAGATGCAGATAATCATCTTCAACAAAGTAAACATCTCTACCACAAAATTCATTCAAGTAAATGTCATAAACTTGAGATAAACAAGCTGCATTGCCATTTGCATTAATCTGCCTTGCATTTGCATGCTTGAAAGATTCAATGTATTCAGAAAGCTCACCACGTGGGCCATCTATAATTGTATGCATCTCATATTGATCATCTTGTCTGTTTGATGAATAAAATGAATCCATTATGCTTTTGAAGCATTTTTGTTTGCTAAACCATGATGGCCTATTAGACTTGAAGGTGCTCGAGTCTAATTCGTAATTTGATGCTCTATACAATATAACCATGAATTATTCCTTTGTCGCCGTGAAATCCAAATGCATTTTTAAACCAAAAATACTGCTCCCATGAGAACTTATTTGCTACATCAGTTGGTGCAAATTTTAATCCTTGATCTGCAAAATATTGATAGTGATTCAAGCAAATGTAAGCATCTTCCGGGCCATTACATTCAAATGGTGCATTTTTAGTTGCATCAAGCATACGCTTGCTTCTCAAGCTAAAACCACCATTGCCTACATTGTTTGATACTGTTGCTTTTGCATGAGCAGTTACCCATTCAGAACATTGGATTCTTTCAGGGAGCCATGCAGCACCAATGTAATCATATTGCAAAAAATCAGGCGACCAAGATTGTGGATTGGTTACAAACCCATCAGTCTGAATTGTTAAAGCAAAGTCTGTATCAATGTAGTCAGCTAGCTTGAAAATCATGAACCTGTTGTAATCAACATAATTCATGGGTGGTATTTGAACCCACTCAATGCCATGCAAATCTTCATCAGGCTTGTTTGGCGACAAGAGCTTAACCTTTGCAAACTGCAAATGCTGCTTGCTAATTTTTAAAGCTTTGAGTGCAAGAGATGCATCTACACCCTCAACAGAAACCAGAGTAACGTTGGATAAATTAGCCATTGTTCTTAACAAGCTGGTACTCCCAAATCATGCTATCAGGCGTCTGAAATTCATTGCAGAAAGGCTCACAAGATTGCACCTTCCAGCCTTTGATGTTCTTGCTCAGCCATGCTGGGCTAATTGGCTCAACCCATGCATCACCAATGGTTTCTCGTTGACAGTTGAAATCATACATCACAAACAAGCAATCATTTGTTGCATGTTTGGCAAGATTCTCAAATGAGTCAATTTTTACGCTCTGTGGCATGTGCTGAAACACCATGGATGTAAACATGCAATCAAATTGAGTATCAACAGAAAAGTCATTTGCACGAGCATGCAAAAATTTCAGTCCCTCCTTTTCAAAATGCTTCTTTGCATACTCGATTCGATTGTGTGCATAATCAATGCCTGCAACCTTGGGAATGAAGCTGGTGAATTCTTTGGTGTAATATCCACTCGCGCATCCAACATCAAGAAGCTTTTGTTTGTTTGTAAAAAGTGTCTGCACACGCGGTAAAATTGCCTGCTTGAACCAGCTCACTGGTCTCTCCGGGTAACCTTCTTCAAATGAAAGATATGTTTCTTGTTCAAAAATTTCTTGGCGATCACTCATAATAAATCCAGGGTTTTGTAAAAAGTTTCTTGATGTGGAAGTAATTTGCTGGCTTCCACTTGGAATACATATGCAAATTGTTCGTTGTATTTAACTTTTCAATGATGTAATTCAACGATGTTTCAACAGTATGAATTGCATATGCCTTTTGTATTACTTTGCACCAATCCAACAAAGTAAAATCAGCCAAATTTGACATGCATACTTCTTGCATACCTTTGCAATCTGCATTTTTAGCTGCTTCACAAATTTGCATGTGGGGCGGAGAAGCAAAATGAAAATTCTTCAGCACATATGGTGCATCATCGTGTAGCTTTAGAACATCATAGAACAATTGATTCTCTTTGCATTCATTGTGTTTGAAATCAAAATAATTGCACCAATCAGTATAGCGCAAATCAACAAGCTTGTACTTTGCTTCCATGACAGACATGCCTGGAAACAATCTATCTGCTTCTTGCAGAGGCAAAATAGCATCATAGTTGCATTGCAGTGGTTCATTGACATTACAAAAGGTTATTCCCTCAATGTAATCTTTGATCCAGAGAAATTCCGGAATCACAGGCCACACAACCTCATAATTTTGCTGACGCAACTTGTGTGCAATCTTTTGGCAAAAGAAAATATCTCCAATGCCTGCTGGCTGCTTGATTAATGCCTTCATCAATTGAATACAAAAGGATAATTGAGATACATCCAGTCTTCAGGAATGCGATATTTCTCAACAAGTTCAAAATTTTTGTTGACAGCATCAATTCTGGTCTGATACAGATTGGCGCCATCAAATCTAATTGCTTCAAGAATTTCTTCCAAAGTTGTAAGCTTATCAAAGAACAAAATGCCATCACCGTCAAAGTGATCGCAAATGGATCTATCACCCCAGAAAATGGGAATGGTTTTGGTTGCAAAGCAATCTACAATCTTCTCCGTCCAATATCCAGGCTGAATTGAGTTTTCAATGGTGATGGAGAAGTAATATGCATCCAATGCTTCGCGTTTGCTTTCAACTGGCTTGTAGCCATAGCCAAATACATCAACATCATCATATTGACTTTGAATGATCTTGTGACGCATCTGATGGCCGGTTGTAAAATTTTTGCTTGATGCAATGATGGAGCATAATTTGGATTTTTCCGTTGTAGTTGGCTCTCCATTGATCCAGCATCTGCCATGCGGATAGTACAAGAAGTTTTCACCTCGCTCAATGAGATCTGTATCAAAGGTGAATACAAAATCAAACAACTTGTTGTTTTGCTCAATCCACTGATACACCTGCGGATGAATGGCGCGCGGCTCAAGAATCCAAGCAATTTTGCGCTTTACATTTTTTGCCTTTGCAACATCTGGCAAACACAAATCAGTAATGAAGCAGCTTTTGCTTGCTAGTACATTGCCAAATTCCCACTGCACGTATTTGTTGACGCCTTTGTGGCATGATGAAGGCTCACCGCCAAAATTTTTGTCTCTGATGTTAATTTTTACCATTGTTTTATATATCTCTCCATGTGTTGTTTATCAAGGCTCTCTACAAATTGAACAATTGCTTCATTTTGTTTGTAGTGTTCGTGAATGGATTTGTTAACGCTAACATCACAGTGTGGGAGATGATACAAATGATGATCAGCAATGCCGCTCTTGGTAACATTCATTCCTAAAATGCGCGCTCTTGAAATGACCTCATTATCTTCATATCCCCAACCAACAAAGAATGGATTAAAACCATTCATTCGTTTGAATGATTCTTGTGTCATAACAAGACAGCCTCCAACAGCTTTTGTATTTCCAAGAAGAGCATATTTGTTTGCATTGTTAGTAAACAATTGCATGTCTTTGATCTTGCTATGAAGATCACTCACTTCAAGTGTTTGTAAAAACTGTTCTTCACCAGCTTCTGTCATATAAAACGCACAGCCATTGTATCCAATCAGACACTCAAGAGTGTTATTCTCATATGCAGCATTAATACATTCAAGTAGTTTGCCACAATCAACAATGATGTCAACATCCAAGAATACTAGAATAGTTGTATCAGCTAATTTGGCTCCAAGGTTATAGCCAACACACTTTTTAACCAACCCATGGTTTTGAAAGTATTTGTATCTATCTTTTGCTTCAAGTGGCAAATCTAACCAACCTTCTGGATCATCTTCAACAAATACAAACTTACAACCAGGCAAATGCTTTTTGTAATAAGCAAAGATGGTTTCAATGTTCTTTTCACGTGCTTCATTGTCAATTCTTACATGACAAATGAATGTTATGTCTTTTGCTGTGATCATTGTTGTTTGTTGAGTAATTTTTTTAATTTTGATTTAACCTGATCAAAGCTTGCATCAGGCACTTGCACGGGGCTGATTCCTTCAAGTTCAATGAATCTCTTAAAGCCTTTTTGAATATTGTCTTGCCAATCTTTGCGCGGCCTGATTGCACTGTTGTGCTCAGAGCAAGCTTGTTCTTCAATGTAATCAAGACTATTTGCCAAATCTGGCCACCACCAATATTCTACACAAAAATCTTGTTTGCAAAGCAAATAAGAGTGATGAACATGCTCAAATGCATTGTGAAACGTTGTATCAAACAATCCGACTGATTCAAGAGATTGTTTGGTATACATGCACATAGCACCTACACAATGCTGGTTGAGTGCAATTTTTAATCCAGTTGAATATTCAATGCAAACACGCGGGCATGGTGGGCCACCAGAGATGCCATTTTTGTTAGCGGGTCCATGATATGCAAACATCATGTGCTGAATTCCTGTAATTTTGCTTGCAGCAATGTAGGCGTCAAAAATATCTTCACGCTTTATGAGCATGTCATCTTCAATGATGAACAAATAGTCACAATTTTTTTCAAGCAAATGCTTCATTGCTGCATTTTTTGCAACACCAACTCCGCTGCCATTTGTTTTGATGATGTGTGCAGAAATTTCTTGGGTTAAATCTTCTCCATCATTCACAACAACCAATTCATCAATTTTGTGAGTGGGTATGCTGCCTAAACACTTGCTGAACATTGATTGTCTGTTGCATGTAATAATTGCTACACCGATTTTCATTCCTTGTAATATAGCATAAATACATGTAAATGGCAACTAACTCAATTGGAATTAACATTAAACAGCTTCCACAGCTCAATGCTGTTCAGTCGGGTGATTTCATCATCATTGAGACTCCTGATGGAACTGGTGTAGTGGATTTTAATGACATCATCATTGACTTGAATCAAACAAGCTTTGAAAGCACCATAGATTCTTTGGTGGCTACCACTGTTGCATTGAGCACACAGTATTCTTCCTTGAGCAGCACAATCTATGATGATGTTGCAGTTGCTCTTGGTGCCCCAATTGCCATCTTCAAAAATGTTACACCCCTCACTGGTGGCCAAACTTTTTCAGGACCAGACATTGATTTGCCATTCAATTTCATTGAAGTGAATCAGCTATCACAGCAGCAATCTGCTGATGATTTTACTGCTGTAAATGTTTGTACAGACTTAACCTTGTCAAAGCCTTCAAGTGCATTCATTTTTCCTGCAGGTACATACAAGACATTCATCAATGCAAGCATTACATCTGCTACCTCAAGCACAGGTTGGATGCAATTGTATTTGTATCAAAAGACTCCACCAGAACAAGTGTTGCTGCTTGGCTCTTCTTTTACACCAACAGGTTTAAATCAGCAAAAAACTTTGACTGTTGATGGTGCATTTACTTTGTGCAAAGAAGCAGAAATTTCTTTGAGAGCCACAACATATGGCAATTTCAAAATTGGCAATGCTGTATCAAACACACTTTATTCAGCTGCATCTGCACCATCATTGAGTGCAAGTCTATTTAAGATGCTGCAGACAAGTGCATGCAACATAAGCATGTACATTGAACAAATACCTGCTGCAGCCGCACCTGTTGTCAATACATTGTCTAAGTCACTATGATGCCTGTGTCTTTGAGCAGCTGTTGTTTCTGCTGCTTCAAGAGTTCTTCAACTGCCTCTTGAGCATCTTCAGATCCTGCAACATTTTGCAGTTCTTGCATCCATGAATCATCTGGTGCAACAACACTACCATTTATATCAATGTAATTGGCAATGTCTTTGATTCGCATGAAGCGATCAGAAGTAAAGATGGGAATGATTGCAGGGCGATCTTCTTTGTCAAACAATACAAACTTGTCGTTGTAGAGATATTGATTGTAGATAACTTCAAAGATGTTGTTGATTTCCTTGATGTAGTCTACATCAGTTTCACGCATGCCATCACGTGCAATGGCAATGTTTTCATTGTATGGCACCCAGAAAATGATGTCGAGATCCTTTACAGATTCACGCACTTTGCTGATGCACTTTGAGATGAATGCATCATCAATGTCAGAGACACCCTTTTCATTAGCCCACATTGAATATACAATGTTATCTAGCGGGCACCTATCATAAACAACATTATCTTCAGGAGTTTTACCCTTCAATTGTTCAATCATGAAATCAAGAATAGCCTTCTGACCTTTCTTGGTTACATGTTTGCTGTGTTGAATATCATTATCAACAATGAGATTTCTGTATGATTTCTCAGGTGTTGAGTACATGGGCCACATGGTCAAAAAATCTTTGACCAGTGTTGTTTTGCCTGTATTTGCGGTGCCGCTGAATGCAATTCTCATTTGTTGATGAGTGTCTTGATATTGTCGTTGGTTTTTGCGTACAACTGATCAGTAACTGTCTTTAAGCTTTTGTTTGCTGCTTCACCGCCATTGGTTTGTACTAGTTTTGCAAGTGCATCAACGTCGAAGCGTACAACAGATTCAAGAGACTCACCCTTGTATGATACAATGGATTTAATTTCAACAACTGAGGTTGGGAGTTCAGAGATTTCGTTCTTTGCCATGTTATCATTTATCTTGTTCATTATCATTTTCAACGTTAGTATGTGGTTTTTTCTTAGGCTTTACAGCTACAGCTTCATCCTTTTTCAACACGTTCTTGTTGATGGATTCAATGAGATCTCGTTGAGTTTCGCGGGTGAGCTGCATTTTCTTCATGGCTTTCTGTGGTGAAATCCATTTATAATCAATGTGCTCATCACTGATTTTTACAGCATTTGCATTGCATTTGCAATGAAACAACTCAAAGTTGTGCATCTTGTAAATGCTCTTGATGCTGACAACTTTGAGTCCTGTTTCTTCAAACACCTCACGTCTCACTCCTTGCGCAAAAGTCTCAGATGTTTTGATGTGGCCACCTGGCAAATGCCATTTTTTCTTGTCTTTTGGCAACAAAAGGAGAACTTTGCCATCATGTTGAATGATGGCTTTGCTCACCCTCTTGGTATCTTTTTCTGATGAATTTTTCATACAGAGCATGTTTTATCCCATGCACTCACATGCAAGCGAGACAGACCAGTGAAACCATACTTTTTGGCCATTTCCAGCACAAATGCAGTGCGTTCATGGAAGTTTTCTCGGCTATCCATGCCAGGCATGCACACCACCTGAGTCATGTCAATATCAAATGGCTCACAAAAATCTGTAATAAATTCTTTGATGTCATCTTCAGTTGAAATAACAAATTTGAACCAAGAATTCCAATGATCTCTGATGCGTCGAATTGCATCTGGCACAATGCGTTCTTCCTTGCTCAAACCAGTGTTGCTGAGCTTTGCACTGCAGTTGATTTGATGCAGACGGCTATACAATTCATCTTGAATAAACTGCGTTCCATTGGTCTCGATCTCATTGTATACACCAAAATCAACTTTAGGATCTTCATTTATATACTTGTCAGTGAGATAGTCAATGAAGTTTGTAATGCATTTTTGATGGCGTGGCAGAGTTGGCTCACCACCAGTCCAAATGAGATGCGTCTTACCGCTGAATACCCAATCTAGCATGGTAGAACCATCATAATTCTTATACTCTTTCCAACGATTGATGAGATATTCAAACGGTTTCTTCTCACCGAAAAGCCAAACAGGAAGAGAGTCACAAGTCCAAGTTGCTTGACCTGCAGCATGCAAATCACCCTTGAAAGACCCTGGATCTGTGTTGCCTTGACCAGCATCTTTCACCTGTTTAGCAAGTGCTCTAGTAGCACCGCAAGTGAGGTTGCAGTCTTTGAGACGGATAAAATAAGAAGGATGACCAGTAGTAATACCTTCACCCTGCACTGAGAAAAAGTCCTCAGAAATTACAAGATAATCATGGTTATTGATAGTTTCACTCATAACTAAAGGTAACTGATAGAAACAAGAATTCAACATAAATAATACATATGAGCAAAAAAACTCGCTTGCGTAAAGCGTTGGCAGATCTCGAATTTGGTGATGGAGACATTGAAGTCCACACAACAAAATCATCTTCAAATCTGGGAATCAGAAACAAGTATCAGCTCAATGATGTACACAAATCCTTTTTGGATACTTGTTTATATGAAAAAACCAAAATGGTGCTCATTGATGGCCCGGCTGGTACAGCAAAAACCTTTTTAGCAGTGTATGCTGGTCTTTTGTTGCTGCAAGAAAAGAAAATTCAAAACATTGTTTACATTCGCAGCATTGTTGAATCTGCAACCAAAAGCATTGGTGCATTGCCTGGTGAATTGGATGAGAAGTTTAAGCCATGGAGTTTGCCTTTGCTAGATAAACTCAATGAACTTGTACCACCATCAACCATTGATAGTCTCATGGAAAGTGGCACCATCAAATGCATTCCTGTCAACTTTGTTCGTGGACTTACTTTTCATGATTCCATGGTCATCATTGATGAATTTCAGAATCTTACACATGAAGAAGGTGTTACAATCTTGACTCGCTTTGGCCACAACAGCAAATACATTGCCATTGGTGATGCTCGTCAGGCAGACATTGGATCAAAATCCGGATTCAAGGATTTGTTCAATGCTTTTGATGATGAAGAAAGCGCAGAACATGGCATTCATACTTTTAGGTTCGGTGAGAACGAAATTGTACGAAGCAAAATTCTGCGCTTTATCGTGAGCAAAATTGCTAAGGTAAAGAAGTCGGGTTAATTGCCCCAACTTGTACCTTTAAACCAATCACCCTTGCCAGATGATACATTGGGTCCAACGTTTGCTGGACGACCGCCGTTGCGTGTAACTTCTGGTACAACAAGTGGAGTAACTTCTACTGGCTCTGGTGCAGGCTGTTCGCCGCCCAAGCCATCTACAGGAATTTCACGATCTTGCTCTGCATCGCAGTCACAAAAGAGAGCAGAATTGTCTTCATGCTCAAACACTTCTACCTGCTTCACCCAGCAGCGATCACCATACTTGGCTTTGAGGAATTCTGATGCCATTTCAAAGCATTTTTCAGCAACTCGCTCAATGCCAACACCTTTGTCAAAAATGCGCAACTGAATGATGCCAGATGCATCTAATGCTTTGAGCTGTTCAAGAGCAGGATCATCTGCAGCTGCACAGTATGTATGATCAAATACATGTTGAAGCTGTTGCTTCAGCTCTTTGAGACCACCAAAATCAACAGCCCAATTTTTCTCATCAAGCTCTTTGCAACCAAACCAAAACTTTGCTTTGAGTTGATAACCGTGAATATATTGGCAATGAGAATGCTTTGCTCTCCATTGACGAAATGCGCAGGAGCCTAATTCAATGACTTTAGTACTTGTAAACATATGTACAAGTTAATGTCAGAAAATTAGAAATCAAGGTTGCTGAGATGCAAAAGCAATGGCAAAATCATTTGTATCAGGAATATGTGTAAACATTCCGTAACCTTGATAGACAGCTTTTGTAGATCTTTCCATGATTGTAATGAAAACACTTACATTAATAAGCCCCTTATTTTTTGCATCATTGATAATGTCTGCATAACGAATGCCGCTCTTTTTAACTGCAGGTTTTGCTGGTGCTGTAGGCGCCGGTGCAGGCTTTGCAGGGGATACTGGTGGTACAGCTGGCCCTGCGGGTGCAGGCGCTGCGGGTGCAGGCGCTGCGGGTACTGCAGGCGCTGCGGGTACTGCAGGTACAGCTGGTCCTGCAGGCGCAGCTTCATAAAATGTCATATAGCTACTCAACAAATCATCAAAATTTTTCTTTTCTAAAATTGCACCGCCAGTTGTTGATTTGATCTGAACAACATAATACTGTTTGCCTCTTTGCGCAATGCATGCTGTGCCTTTTTTGTCTACAACTCGAAATGATTTGCCCAACATTGTTTCAGGAATTTTAGTCATTCCAACTTGTTTACCAAGTGCTGCATTTTGAGCAGCACTTGCTTGCGCACCACCACCACTACCACCACTACCACCAGTACCAGTGACTCCTGTACCAAACATTGCTCTTGCAGCTGTACCCGCAATGTTGCGACCAATGGTACCAATTGCTGTTCTTGCTGAAGTATCTCCTGCTTGTGCGGTGCCTGCTAGTCCAGACAAAATACCCTCAACAACCACAGCTTTTTTGGGTATTATTACAATTTCATTGTTGCTGAAAAATTTGATTGCATCTTCTGTTTCTGCAAGGATATACCCTTCATATCCATTGTATTGCGCAAAATCTTCTGCATATTTGTTGAGTGGGTCAACCTTGAGACGCACTCTCTGTAGATTCTTTTCAAGAATGGATGAATACTGATCAAAAAACTTGGACATGCAAGTATTTAGTAGATTTCTCTATTTTTTACGTTACATTATAGAATGGAATTACTCAAATACGCTAATGGTAATCTGCCGCAAACTGAACAAGAGCGTCAGAAAATGATTGAAGAAGCAGCTGAGCATTATGCTGCATTTATGAAAGCATTGAAGTTTGACTTCAAGAGCGATCCAAATAGTGCTGATACACCACGACGTGTTGCTAAAGCATTTGTCAATGATGTAATCAAAGGCTGTTATGAAGATGCACCAAGCATCACTGCATTTGACAATGTTGATCAATACAATGGCATGGTGTGTCAGAATAATATTCGACTCACTTCACTTTGCAGTCACCACCACATGCCATTCACTGGCTTTGCGCATGTTGCATACATTCCAAGTCGCAGTGGCAAAGTCATTGGATTGAGCAAGCTCAATCGCATTGTTGACTGGTTTGCTCGTCGTCCGCAGGTGCAAGAAAATCTCACCATGCAAATCCATCACTTTGTGAATGAAGTTTGTGGCAACAACAATGGTGTTGCAGTCATGATTGAAGCCAAGCACAACTGCTGCAGCAATCGTGGCATTAAGCATGACTCAACCATGCGCACAGCATACATGAGCGGTGCGTTCCTTGAGAATGGAGACAGCTCTCGTGCAGAGTTTTACAACTTTGTTGATCATGCACAAAATCGAAACCTCATGTAAGTGAGGGATCGACCACGCTGTTCATTTGAGCAATAAAGTCTTTGCTCAGCAGCACTGGTTCGCTCATGCCAGAGCGATCAGAAATAGTAAAAGGCTGACCTTTGTAAGTCTTACCGTTAACCGTCACGTCGAGTCGAATCACGTGACGGTTTTCTTGTAATTGAGGTCCCTTGTTGATCATCATTGTGCCTTGAGAATGAGCGCGATGTTGTTTGCCATTGCATACAAATGTTACAATGGATCCATCATCTTTGATGTCTGTTGCATGCAACACATTGTGGCCATCATTGCCTGTATCAGCTTTGGCATCAAAAGTGCCAATGTTGTGAACTTCAATGCGCACCGTTGGCGGTATTGCGTGTTTTTCAAAAAAGAACTGCTTAAATGTTTGCACGCAGTTATTTATTTTGCAAATTTGATTTTGTATCCACTAGAATCGTAGCATGCAGAGAAAGTTACATCACATGCTCGCAACTCTTTGAACAATCTGATGCAGCTCCATGCATCATACTCTATGCATGCATTGTTAATAATGAATGCTGTACCAAATGGTGCTGTCTTTTTGCCTGGATGCTTAAACAATACAAACCAGTCATCTTTTTTGCTGCAAATGTATTCAAGAAGTTGAGCTGCTCCTAAAAAATGTACAGCATCTTCTTTGCATTTGATTAAATTTTCACAGCAAGCTGCACGAGCCATGCAAGAAATGCTGTAAGGCAACATAGAGAAGTCATATGGTTGATCAAAAACTCTAGATATTCCAGCAAATTGAAATTCAAACTGCATTGCACTAATTGCAGGACGTTCTTTTGCAAACTGATTGATGAAACGCTCGACATTTGTGCGATTGCTAATCCATTTGCTTGCTTCTCCAATGCGACCGCCATCACCTTTCAGTTCAATCAAGTTGTTGTTGATGATGATGTCACCTTTGTCTGCTTTGTATCCACCTGCAAGCAGTAACAAAGGCAACTCTGCAGGTCCAGAATATCCACGAGTCTTGCCTTCATCAGAAATGGGTCGCATTTTTGTCCACACTTCTGCAGTCAATGCACTTGCTTTAAAATCTGCTTTGTAATATTCACCCAAGAAATCAACAATGTTGGTTCTTTTGAACGCATTTTCTTGCAGATGCTTTAAAAACAATGGAGCAATTGCATCAGTTGATATTGTTTCCAACATTTGCAATACACATTCATTGGCTACATCACACAAATATCCAAACAATTTGTTGAGTTCAGTCAATCTATCAATGACTCTGTTGGCAGCAATGAGTTTGTTGCTTCTTTTGATTAGATTGTCATTGATAACTTTGAAGCACCTGCCAATTTGTGCATGATTCTTTTGCAAATCAATGTAATGAACAATTATTTCATTCCACAGACATTCATCAATATCGTATTCCTTTGCATCATTTGTTGCATCATTTGTTGCTACAACGTTGATCATGCAAATCAAGGTGCAGTTGATAAGTCTTTGAGAACCGCACTTACAATTTGCTCAACTTGTGCAGGATCTGATGTAGACAATTGAGAAATTGCAATGTTGATTTGTTTTTCAACATCAGCTGGAATATTTGATCTTACTGCTTGAAGTCTGTCACTATCATTGCCTTCAATTGCACCTGCTGTTTGTGCAACAAGTCTAAGCAATTGAATAATGATGGTTCTGAATGTATCATAACCACTCTGAATTTGCTCAGTTGTTTTGTCGTTCTGTTGAGCCATTGCTGCATCAGGCTGTGCAGGAGCTGCTTGTTGACCCTGTATTGGTGCTTGCTGCATAGCTGCATCAGCAGTTTCATCTTGTTCCATCAAGTAGGTAACACGAGCCTCTCTAATTACACTGTCAAATAAACTTTGCATTTTAGGTATTTAGGAGCATGCATTTGGTTTTCAAACAATTGAAGTAGTTGTTGTTGAGAAAAACCAACTTGTATTTGTCAATGAATCTTGCAGCTCTTTCGTAACTGTATTTCACTTTATCACCATTGCTGATTTGCATCAAAAACGATGTTCCTTGATTGTTGCTAATGAGTTTGTTGTAGTATTCAATGGGTTTGCTGCTGCAATACCATGTTAGTGGAAGCTTTTTGGTTGCTTCCATGATGAGTTTGTGAATAAACTCTTTGACTTTACCATTTTCATCATCTGACACCTGGATACACTCAGAGCTGTAATAGAATACTACTTTGCCCTGTGTTATCCCCATTGCAACATCACAACAATGCTTTATTATGCAATGCGTGAGAACCCTCTTAGCATTAGTATCAAACCGTTTTATGTGATACTGTTGCATCAAATCATTGTATTCAATGAGAATGCATTTCAATAGCTCACAAAAATTGCAGATGGTTACATTGTAAAGAGGAAAAGAGTGCAACATGTTAGCGGTGTTCTTTTAATTTACACAGCCTGCAGTTGATAATCCCGTTGTAATATTCTTTTTTTGTTAGAACCTCTCTTTTGATTTGTTCCTGAATTTCATAATAACCAAGTTCCCACTTGCTGTTGCAAAATCTGATGATTTCAAATTTAAAATTCTCTTTGCCGGAGTTTTTGATATCATCATTTAATTCATTGCAACTTCCAGTGTATGATTTCCAATCTGATTCTTTGATTACTGTTTCACGCTTTTTCTTTCCTTTGCGCAACGGTTTCTTTCTTTTAGATAAACACTGTTTTTTACCAATGTATTTTTTATCATTGAGTTTATTGGTTATACAATATATAAAACCATAGAATTCATCGGGTATTGTTATATTACATTCCCAGTGTCCTAAATTTTCACATTCATTCATCTTATGCAATTAGTTATTCAATTGCAGAATCTAATGCAACTCACTTTTTCTTACCTTTTTTAACTTTGCCAGTTAAAAATACTGTTTCTGGAAAAGTTCTGCGGCCAATTTTTTTCTTTGCACCTAGAATTTTTGGCACTCTCATATCATTTTTTTGTGGATTATCAGCATTTGGTTCACCCATGTTGTTGTAATATTGAGCATTTGAACCAAAGGCAGCAGATGTATTGTCTTCTGCAATGAAATGTTTATAAAAAGTTGCAAAGTTAGTAGCCTTCTGCATAATGTATCTTATATTTACGCCAATGAACGAACTGCTCACCAAATACATTGAGCAAATCAAGGCGGATTTGGAAATTAACCAAATCAACATTGCATCTGTTGCACGCAACTTGCCTGCACGCAGACACTTTTGGACTGCGCGGCTCATTGAGCACAAGATCAAAATTTCCGCGCTTGAAAAGCAGAAACAAAAGATTCTCAAAGATGTATCACAGAAACTCTCCGATGATTCTCCAGTAAAAATTGATGCAAAAAACATCAGCAGAGCTGCAGAGCAAAGTGACCAAATACAAAAAATCAATGAAGAAATTACTGACAATAAAAACATTGTCGAATTTCTTGAGCAGGTGCAAAGAAACTTTTTCTCTGCAACCTATGACGTAAAAAACGTCATTGACATCATGAAGCTTGAGCAGTCATGATGCAGCATGCATTAGATGTTTGTAAAATTTGACATTGTAGACGATAAACCTTGCATCATTGCAGAAGATCATGTGCTAGAAGCAATCAGACATGAATTCAGCATTGAAAATGCAGCCAAGTCATTTACAACTGGTTATAAGAAGAAATTTATTCCTAGTAGGTTGTATGCAATTGCTGCAACAGGTAAGTTTGAAATTGGATTAACGCATGACATTTTGCGCATCATTGCAACAAGACAATTGGCAAGCAATGTAGAATTGACAGACAAGTTTAAAAGAAAGCTGCAACCTACCATCAATGCACCAGTCTACAATGATTTGGCTCATGAATTGAGATACTACCAAAAAGAAGGTGTTGAAAAAGCTCTGCACAATGGCAGAGGCATTTGTCAGCTTGCAACTGGTGCAGGCAAGACACTCATCATTGCAAGCTTGGCTGCAAGTGCATATTCAACATTTGAGAATTTTAGATGTCTTATTCTTGTGCCAGATCCTGGACTTGCTCTGCAAACATTCAATGATTTCAAAAACTACCATGTGCCATTCAAGACATGCTTGTGGACTGGTACAAATGAATTGGATTTGTCTGCAAATGTGATCATTGCCAATCAGCGCATTGTGCTCACAAGAGCAGAAGAAAATGAATGGATTGAATATGTTGATGTTTTGATTGTTGATGAAGTTCACACTATCAAAAAAGACAACAAGATCAACAAAATCATCAGCAAAATAAAAACCAATCACCGATTTGGTTTCACAGGCACATTGCCCACACATGCTGTTGATCGATGGAATGTGTTGGGTGCATTTGGTGATGTTGTCATCATCAAGTCAAGCGCAGAATTGCGAAGCGAAGGTTTCTTGACCAATGTTGAAGCCAAAATTTTGAGCATTGCATACAAAAGCAAAGTTCAAAAGCCCATTGTCACACACAACGACAAAGGCAAAAAAATCTCAACAGCCAAATACAAAGCAGAGTTGGATTTCATTTATCACAATGAATATCGCAACAATATTCTGCAGCAACTGTGTTGCAACTTCAACAACAACATCTTGGTGCTCATCAATCATTTGGATCATGGTGAGACATTGATGAAGACATTGCAGGCTTGCACCACCAAGCAAGTGTTTTATGTGCATGGTGATGTGGAGTTGCAAGACAGAGAAACCATCAAACAAATGATGGAAAAACACAATGACGTCATTGTCATTGCCATGAGCAAAATTTTCTCAACAGGCATCAGCATCAACAACATTCACATGATTGTATTTGCTGCAGGGGGCAAGAGTTTTGTGCGAGTGGTGCAGAGCATTGGACGTGGATTGCGACTGCATGAGAGCAAAGATCGTCTCATCATCATTGATGTATTGGATCAATTGCCATATGCTAGTGAACATGCTCAACAGAGACAGACCATTTACAATTCTGAAAAAATCAAATATTCCATTGTTCCTTTTGTAGAAAAATAACAACCCCACATTATAGTAACAAACATTATGTCTGTCAACGGAAAAAAACCAACAACAAAATTTAGCAAAGAGCAATTTTACGTAGATCCAGATGTGCTCAAACAACAAATTACTGAGTTTTACCAAACAGAAGTTTGTACTACAGCACTTGGTGAAAGCATCAACAAAATTGCTCAAGGTCTAAGTTTTTCACCCAGCTTCATCAACTACACATATCGCGATGAAATGATTGGTGATGCCATTGTAAAAATGTATAGTGCACTCAAGCACAAAAAGTACAATGTTAACACAGAAACAAATCCCTTCTCTTACTTCACTACCATTGCATTTCATGCTTTTATTAATCGCATCAAGAAAGAGAAAAAGCACCATGATGCTGTTGAACAGTATCGCGCAAATGAATATGAGAAGCTTTTGACTGCTGGGGAAATACATGACGAAAAATATCACATCTACACCAAACCCAACTGCGATGATTCAGACGACCAGCAAGATAGCGATTTTCAGTGATCTGCATGTGGGGGTGCATTGCAACAGTGCAATGTGGCATGACATTGCCATCAAATGGGCAGAATGGTTTGCACAAGATTTGCGCAGCAAAAACATCACTGAGATAATTTTTTGCGGTGACTTTTTTCATGAGCGTGATGCTGTTGCAGTAAACACCATTCATGTTGCATGCAAGATTCTCAACATTTTGTCAGAGTTTAAGCTGCATGTGTTTCCAGGCAATCATGACTGCTTTTACAAAGAGAAAAGTGATGTGCATTCTCTTGCCATCATGCAAGGTCGCAGCAATGTGCACGTGTATAGCGAACCATGCGCAATAAAAATTGGCAACAATTGTGATGCATTTGTGTGTCCATGGGGAACTTCCTTGGAGCAAATTTCCAATTGTGATGTGGTGTTTGGTCATTTTGAAATTCAAACTTTCAAGATGAACACATTCAAAATGTGTGATCATGGATTTAGCATCAGGCCTTTGCTTGAAAAAACACCGCTTGTATTCTCTGGTCACTTTCATTTCAGAGATGAGAGATTGTTTGAGATTGGCAAAATTGTGTATGTTGGTAATCCTTTTCAAATGGATTTGAATGATGCCAACAATGACAAAGGCTATTACATTTTTGATGGTGATTCCAAGCAGTATGAGTTTGTGCAGAATGAACACTCACCACTCATTTACAAATTCAAACTATCCACCATTGCAATGCAGCAAATGGATATTGAAGAGCTGCATCACAAAGTTGCCAACAACATCATTACATTCATCATTGATGAGCATTTGCAAGATGATGATGTAAATTTAATCAAAAATAAACTTCTCTCTTTCAAGCCATTGCAAATCAATTTTGAGAGTGAAATTACAACTGAATCATCAGATGGTGAAACAAAAGATCATCACTTTAATGGCATTGACACAGAGCAGGCCATCATTGAGTTCATCGAACTAATGAACTACCCCAACAAAGCAGCACTACAGAAATACGCTGTTGACATTTACCGCAAATATTCATGAAGCACATCAACTTCAAAAAACTCTCCATTGTAAATTTCTTGTCAGTTGGCAAGGAGCCTGTCACAATTAATTTTGAGCAAGGCATCAACATTATCACAGGCATCAACAAAGACATGGCTGACAGACGCAATGGTGTCGGTAAATCTACCATTGCTGATGCATTATATTTTGCAATCTTTGGCACAACCATTCGCGAACTCAAAAAAGACTTCATTAGCAACAGCATCACCAATGCCACATGTGCTGTTGAATTGGAGTTTGATGTTGTCAATTATGATTCAACCAAATGCTACAGAGTAGTAAGAACACTCAGTCCAAGCAAGTGCTATTTGTTTGAAGATGGTGTAGATGTAACGCGTGACTCAATTGCCAATACTTCACAATACATTTGCGACATTGTTGAAGCTTCACCAAGCATTTTTCAAAATTGCGTCATCATGACTCTCAATGGAACAATTCCATTCATGGCGCAAAGCAAAGTTGACAAGCGCAAGTTCATTGAAAGCATTTTCAATTTGCAGGTGTTTAGCAAAATGCTTTCACATGTGAGAGATGATTACAATGATAATAAAAAGTTGTATGATTTGGAATTGTTTAAACTCAATGAAACGCAATCAAATCTCACCAAATTTGAAAATCAAAAGCAGTCAATTCTTACTGACAGAGCATCCAAGCTCAGCAATCTGCAAGCATCCATTGATTCAAAGCAAAATGAAAAGCAACAATTGGAGCAGCAGCTGCTGGCAATTGCACCCATTGATGTTGATAAGATCAATGCAACCATTGAAACACTCAACAAGGGCTGTGACAAATGTCAAGAAATCATTGATGAAATGATTCAAAAGACTGCTGTTGCAGAAATTCAAATCAAAAATTTGGCTGCTAAAAAGAATGCCATTGGTACAGATGAGGATGTATGTCCCAAGTGCTTAAAACCGCTTGAGTGCAATGATCATGAGCACCTGGAAAAGGAAAAGAAGTCTTTGCAAGAGCAGATTGAAAACTTGCAGCAGCAGCTCAATGTTGACAAAAACAAACTGACTGATGCAAAAAGCAAAAAAGAAGAAATTAAAAAGCTCATTACCAAGAACAATCAAAAGATTAATCAGCATGAACAGAATGAGCGCAACAAAAATGACATCAACAGAAAAATTGACGTCATTGATGAGCATTTAAAAACTGTTGATGAATATGCTAGTACACTCAAATGTACAACAACAGAAGTTGATGAAGTAATTGTTGATAGCAAAGAAAAGTTACTGAAAATTGAGAAGCAAGTTGCTGGTCAGCTTGAAAATGTAAACCTTCTCAACACAATGAAGGTCATTGTATCAGAAGAAGGAGTAAAAGCATACATCATCAAGAAAATTCTAGCTATTCTCAACAACAAGTTGCAACATTATTTGAATAGAATTGGCTTCAACTGCACATGCAAATTCAATGAATTGTTTGAAGAAGAGATTTACAATGACAAAGGCAAGGCATGCAGCTACTTCAATTTCTCTGGTGCAGAGCGCAAGAGCATTGACCTAGCATGCTTGTTTGCTTTCATTGACATTCGCAGAATGCAGGGCAATGTTGCATACAATGTAGTGTTCTATGATGAGCTTCTGGATACAAGTCTTGATGACAAGGGTGTTGAGCTTGTGCATGACATCATTGCTGATAGAGCTAAGAAGTTCAATGAATGTGCTTACATCATCACACACCGCAAAGAAAGTGCATTTTTTGCAACAAGCAAAGTAATTCACCTGGAAAAACACAATGGCATCACAAAGCGTGTTGAATGATGACAAAAGGTGAATACATACAACATAATGAATTATTCACCCTTCAAGCAGCCATTCAAAACACCATTCGCGCTGCCTGCACATCTTGCGCCAATGGCTACTGTGCCTGTTGCTGCGCCTCCAGTACATACACCAGAAGAAGATTTGCCACGAGCATTGCAATATGCTGCTGATACATCTGGATGCGGTTTTTGGAGAATGATTTGGCCAGAGCATATTTTGAATGCTAATCAAAAAGCAATGATCACTACAACAACAGTGATGAATGCAAGTGAAAGCTTTTACGCACCGCTCAAAGCAATTCGCATTCAAAGACAGGCTACTGCACCGCAGCTTGAATTTGTCAAATACTTGAAAGCTCTGCAGGGCAAGTATGGATTTCGCATCATTTATGAAATTGATGATGTTGTGTTTCATGAAGATATTCCTGACTACAACAAATTCAAGTTTGCATTTGAGTCACAAGAAATCAGAAACAACATCATGCAGATCATTAATCTGTGTGATGAAGTTACTGTGACCAATGAATTCATGCGCGATTATTTCCGCGAGAAAACAAATAAGCGCGAAATCTCTGTCATTCCAAACTTCCCACCTGAATGGTGGATTGGTAGATATTATGATCCAAAACGCAACTACAATGCACTTTTGAAGCACAAAAAGAAGCCACGCATTCTTTATGCTGGATCAGGTGCACACTTTGATGTTGAAAACAAAGCAGGTCAAAAAGATGACTTTGAAGACATTGTAAAACACATCATTGATACTCGTCACAAATATACTTGGATCTTCATTGGTGCTGCTCCAATGCAGTTGATTCCTTACATTCAACGCAATGAGATTGAGTTTCATCCATGGCAGCGTTTGTACGACTTTCCAAAGAAGATTTTTGAATTGGAAGTGCAGATGCTCATTGCGCCTTTGCAAGACAACAACTTCAACAGATGCAAGAGTGACATCAAGTTCATTGAAGCATGCTGCATGGGATTACCTGTTGCATGTCAGGACATGGTCACATACAAAAATGCACTCATCAAGTTCAAGACTGGTGAAGAAATGATGCACAAGATTGAAGAAACTCTCAAGCGTACCAACAGGTATCTTGAAGACTCTTATGCATTGCGCAAAATTGGCGAACAAAGATTCTTGGAGCGTGATGAAAATCATGACTGCTATTTGGAATTGATTACAACTCCATATGGCAGCCCTCAGCGTAAAAATCTTCTGAGATACAATGATAGCATTTGATTTCCAATGATATGCACTTATAGTGTATTCATATGATTGGCTATCGCAATGCAGTTTATCTGCCTCAAGAAGAATGCGTGAGAGTGTTCACATGGGATGAACATGGCAACAGAACCAAGTTTGATGCACATTACAGTCCGTATGTAATGATTGAAGATCCTAACGGCAAAGAAGTTAGCATTTTCAATACCAAGTTGCGCACACGCAAGTTTAAAACTCAATACGATCGCAACAAGTTCATCAAAGAATGTGGCACTCGTCGGTTGTTTGAAAATCTCAATCCAGTGCAGCAATTTTTAGTTGATGCATATTGGAAGCATAATGCAGAAGCAGACTTTGGTAAATTTGCTGTGCGTGTCATCACCATTGACATTGAGGTGTATTCACCTTCAGAGTTTCCAACTGCAGAGCATGCTCGTCATCCCATCAACATCATTACGCTTCATGACTCTCTCACCAACAGATTCTATTCATGGGGCACCAAAGAATATCATCACAATCGTGATGATTTAACTTATGTGTATTGCAAGACAGAGCGGCAGCTGCTGCTGGACTTCATGGAGTTTTTTGGTACACTTGAAGTAGATCTTCTCACAGGCTGGAACAGCGCAGGATTCGATATTCCTTATATCATCAACCGCATTGGTAATGTTCTCGGTGATGAATACTACCAGCAATTGTCTCCTGTGAAGCGTGTCTACAACAGAACACTCAACTCTGGCTTGTTTGGCAAGCAGCAAATTCGCTGGTACATTGATGGCATCTCTTGCGTAGATTACATTGACATTTACAAGCGCTTTAGTTTTGCCAACAGAGAAAGCTACAAGCTTGACTACATTGCAGAACTTGAATTGGGTGAGAAGAAGGTGGATTATGGCAATACAAATCTTGCAAGCTTAGCTAATGATGATTGGCAATTGTTTGTAGATTACAACCTGCAAGACGTTGCTCTGCTTGTGAAGATGGATCAGAAGTTGCAATACATTGAGTTGTTGAGAATGCTTGCATACATGGGTCTTACTACCATGGAAAATGCCATGAGCACATTGTCTACCATCTCTGGGACTGCAGCCATCAGAGCCAGACAAAAAGGTCAGTTCTTGCCAACGTTTTTACGTGGTGAAGATGATGGCAAGAATCCTGGTGCATTTGTTGCAGAACCATTGGAAGGATTCCAGACTAGTGTTGTGTCATTTGATGCAAACTCTCTGTATCCCAACATCATGATTAGTCTCAACATGTCACCTGAAACTAAAGTGGGTAAAATCATAGAGAGCAATGATGAAGGTGTGGTAATTCAACACATCAATGGATCTACATATAACCTCTCACTTGCTAAATTTGCCAAGTTTGTCAAAGATGAGCAGATTGCCATCTCCAAAGCAAAGGTGTTGTTTAGTCAGAAGAACAAAGGTATTCTGCCTGAAATTGTAGATGAATATTACAAAGAGCGTGTTGCTGTTCGCAAAGAGATGATGAATCTCAAAAAGAGTGGCAACAAAAGCAAAGATGTGCAAGACAAGATTACACAGCTCAATGCCAAGCAGTTATGCATTAAAATTTTCATCAATAGCGTATATGGATACATGGGCAACAAGAATGCTCCTTTGGGTGATGATGATATTGCATCATCCATTACACTCACTGGTCAGTTTGTCAACAAGTCATCCAGATCATTGGCACGTGAGTATGTTGCAAGCATTGTAGGCAACAATGACTTTGAAGACATTGCTGTTGCAGGTGATACAGACTCTGTCTATCTGTCCATCGCACCTTTGCTGAGACACTACAATGTACCACTTGCAACTAATGGCAAAGTGACCCCCAAAGTGTATGATATCATAGATGGTCTCAATGATTACATCAATGAAAAGATCAATGAGAAAATGATCAATGAACTCAATTCAAAGGATCCTCGAATTTTCTTCAAACGAGAATCCATCATTGACAAAGCATTGTTCTTGCAGAAAAAACGATATGTAGCTCACGTCATTGATGATGAAGGCATTGAATGTGCCAAGTGGAAGTATGTGGGTGTTGAAGTGGTGCGAACTGCTATGCCCAAAGCTATCAAGCCTTATGTCAAGAAAATCATTGAAACAATGATTACTTCACAAAACCGTGCTGATACCAACAAGGTATTAAATGAAGCATATGAAATACTCAAGACTCTCAAACCAGAAGAAATTGCATATGTCATGGGTGTCAAAGATTATGACAAGTATGCATCTCAATGCAAAGAGTTTACAACTGTCAAGGGTATGCCTGTGCATGTTAAATCTGCATACTATTACAACACTTTGCTCAACAAGTTGGAACTGTCAAGCAAATATGAAAAGCTGCAATCTGGAGACAAATTGAGGTGGATGTATCTCAAGACACCCAACAAGTATGGAATGAAGACCATTGCATTCAAATACTACTACCCAGAAGAATTTCATGCATTGTTTCAGATTGACTATGAGACAATGTTTGAGAAAATTGTATTCAGTGTTGTAGAGAGATTCTTTGCATGTGTCAAATGGCCAGCACACAAACCAAATGAACAGATGAGCGCAGATTTATTTGATTTATTTGGTTGAAAAACCAACAACAGATGGTAAATTACTGCATGAGTCAAAATCTTATCGCAATCAAAAGTCAGGGTGAAACAGTCATTGGTGAGCTAATTGAGCGCACTGAAACTAGTGTAAAGGTCAAAAATCCAGCAAGTCTTTTCATTCAGCCAACACAGAATGGTCAGCTTACTGTGCAGCTTTTTCCAGTATTCTTTGGTGAGCTTCTCGATGCTGCAAAGCGTAGTGAAGGCACTGTCTGGACCTACAATGTTGCGGGAGCAGGTGTTGGTGAAGACATTGCTTTTGATGAAAAACTTGTTGCTCAATACACCAAGATTTT